TCGAGCGTTTTCGATCATCGCGACGACGGGCGCAGGGGCACGATCTACTACCGGCCGCCGAACGAAGCGACGCTGATCTACACGCCCACATTGCGGCAGATCGAGGTCTGCGCCGACAGCCCTCTGGTACGCCAGAAGGTGAGCGATTCGTTTGCCCAGATCGCGCTCAACCATGACATCTCGCAAAAACCGCTGACCTGGAAGCGCTACAATCTCTCGCGGTTTCGCACCTCGTTTCTTCTGGAGCTTCCCGAGATCGACGGCTACCAGTTCCAGTTCGCCCGTGTCCTCGAGGCCGAGGTCCGGCTCGGAACCTGGAGCCGGAAACTGCTCCTCAAGGTCGCGGTCGATGACGATATTGAGGAGGTGGCCAACCAATATCTCGGGACCGGCAACATATTCGGGCGCGCCGAAGCATTCAGTCGCATCGGGCTCGCTGTTGCCTACAATCGGATCGGCGACGAGAAGGAACGGACGCTCAACATCACAATCTCTGGGACAAAAAGCTGCAACCTCCAAAGCAAGAAGGATCCTGACGAGCGCAGCCTCGGTTTTGCTCTTCTTCAAGAATGGGGCATCCTGAACACGTTTCGGCAGATTGATCCGGCTGATTTGCGCGCGATGTTCCCGCAGTTGCTCCGGCTTCATGACCGCGTAGAAGACGAAGTCAGCGGTAGCTACCTCCATGAGCTGGGACTGGCGCCGAGTCGGCTGATCCAGGGGGGACTGCTTGAACGCAGAGACCGCCAGGATGTTGTCCTTCTCGACGAGAGCGGTCTTGATGGAGAAGGGTCGGTCAAGCCGGCCGCGACAAGGGGTAGGGTCCGGATTACGGGGCCCTTCGGTGAAGACGCCGGTGAACAGCCAGTGTCCGACCTTGAAATGTACGCCATAAACGGGCAATGGCTTCATGAGACACTCCTGCGGCTGCTCCGACCACTCTTGAGCAAGCGCGCGTCTCAGATCCTCGATCCCGATCTGACGTTGTTGGGCGCCATGCAGATTGGGGGCGCTGATGTTCCGGTGTATTTCGCGCGCCGCCTTGACGACCTGAAAACGGTGGAACGGCTTGATCTGGCCATGCGGGCGCGGAACCAGGCTGGCGTCGGCATCGTGCTGGCGGCGAGCGCGGAAATGCCGTCTCACCTTGGGCCGAACGTGGTGGTGCCGCTTCTGGCAAACCTGACGCCAGAGGACGAGGAACTTGCGATCTCACGTCAGGGCATCAAACTCGCTTTCCGTGCAAGCCGCTCTCTCGCGCACGGTGGTGCAGCACCGCAGGTTCTTCGGTCGGGGAAGCAGTCGGCCACGCTGCACATCCCCGGCAAAGACTCGCTCAATCTGGTCGGAGCCGACCAGATCGTGATCTTCGAGCGGCTGGTGGCTGCGCTACAGGCGGGCAGCCCAAACGTCCAGGTCAAGGAACTGATGAACGGCCTGGGTTCCCGCAGTCCGCAGCAAGCGTTCCGCAAGGAAGTCTGGGAGAGCATCGTGGACGTCTATATCGGCAAGGGGAGCAAGCGCGGCTATTGGCGTCTCGTTGTCGAGGCGGAGCCGGCCGAGGACGCCATCTAACGACCATCTAACATATCGCGAAAGACGGTCGAACAAACGGGTGATTATTGAAAGGGCTCCACTTTTTCGAGGAGCCCTTTCATGCCGACTCCCCTCTCCGCGCGCCAGGCAGCCCCGACGAGCTGGACCGGCGCCACCAAGACCAATCCCACCACTGCGAACTCGGAATGGCGCTGTACGCGCTGCGGCAAGCTGCTCGGCATGTGCCGGGACGGCCGCATGCACCTGCGGTTTTCGCGGGGGCACGAGTATCTCGTGGGCTTTCCGGTTCAGGCCGCCTGTCGCGGCTGCGGCACGCTGAACCACGCGAGCGCCCCTGGGCGCTGACGCGCCTCCCTCCTCATCCCCACTGACATCACAGAGACGCGCGACGTCCTGACCTGGCCATGACAAGGCGCCGGACGCCTGGCCTGAAGGCAGGCGTCCGATGTCCTTCGCGTGGCACGAGATCCGCGACTCCCTCATGCACACCTCTTCCACCTTGAGTTTTCAACACACATTCGATGGTCTCCGCCGTCGGCGCGACGCGGTCGCACCGTTCCTCGACCCGGCGGCGCTGCTGGACGCTCTTCATGGGACGGCGGACAGCGGCGACCGCAAGAACAGAATCCTCGGCGCGCTGGTCGATGTCGCCCATGGCGATGACGCGGCAGCGGATGCGGCCCTGACGCTGATGCTCCTGGCCCTTTGGCCCGGTCTCGACGCCATCCGGCGCCGGTCACTGTGGCGCAGGATCGGGACGTCGGACGACATCGCCTCCGACCTCCTCGCGCGTGCCACCGAAACAATCCGGACCCTTGATCTGGACCGCGTCACCTGGATAGCGGCCACGGTTCTGCGAAACGTCGAGCGCGACATGATCCGCGCGCGGGTGCGCGAAACAAACCGGCAACGCTTGTCCACGGATGTCGATCCCGATGACACCCCTGCCGCCTGGGGAACGCCGGGTCAGGCGCGCCTGCAGGATGAACTGCACCCCGTGATCGGCGCGGACGGGGAACTCGTGGTCCGCGTGGCGGTCGAAGGCCTCTCTCACACGGAGGCGGCCGTCGAACTCGGCATCACGGTAGCCGCAGCGCACAAGCGCTATCAGCGCGCCACCCGCAGGCTGCGCGAGGCTCTGAAAAAAAATCGTGACCCGATGTCCAGATCCGGCCGGCCAAGTGGCTTTTCGCTTTTGAACGGTGACCACAGCGCCGATCAGCCCGAGCAAGGAAAGACCCATGCAGCATGACCCGTTGCCCGCGACCGAGATGGTCAGGGTTCCCGGCCTCTACCGGCGCTGGGAGCTGCCCGACGTTCTCAACAGCCACCATGCCTTCCGGATTGAGGACGCCGGTGCCCACCAGGACGGCACCCCTCTTCTGGCGATCTACGCCGCCCTGGACGACGGCCACCAAGCCGAAGAGGACGGCGCCCCGAAAATCCCCATCGTTCGGCCCGCCCGCCCGCCGGGCACGCATCCCCGGCAGCCTGAATAGAGACGAAGAAGAGGAGGCCACGTTCATGGGGAATTCCCCACCTTTCACCAGTCCCGCAAGTGGGCCTCTGCCCGAGACGGCGTTCTGCGCCTGGGTGGCGCAGGCCGCGCCGGGGGATCGACTGGAGTACCACCAGGGCTTTCTGGTGGTGGACACCTTCCCGGCCCTCGGCGGGCTCCCGGAGCCGGAGCGACAGGCCCTGGTGCGGCTTGCGTCCCGAGCCTTCTGGGCCGCCGAGCACGGGCTCGTGCACCTGATACAGCAGCGCATTGCGCCCGAACGGTTTTCTTATCTCGCGATTGCCCGCCCCCGGCCGAAAGCCGCAGCCGCCTTGCTCTCGGCCGTGCTGACCGAGGAGCCGGCCGCATGACACCCCCAATCCAGCCCCACTTCCCCCACCCGGGAGACCTGTTGATGCCCACTTCCCATCCCATGCCGACGCCGGGCGATCTGGCGATCCTCGATCCAGGCGAGATCGCGCGGTTGCCGGTCGACGTCCTCGTCGTCCTCCAGCGTGAGACCGACGAGAGCTTGAAGCAGGCCAAGGCTGCCAAGGATCGCTTCGATGCCGCGCTGGCCATCCGGTACGCCGGCACCGCCGCCGAAAGGCGCCAGGCTGCTGGCAAGGATACTGGCACCGTCCGTTTGGAGGACGGCCCTGTCACCGTGGTGGCCGATCTGCCCAAGAAGGTCGACTGGGACCAGGGCATCCTGGCCGACGTCGTGGCACGCATCCAGGCCAACGACGACGACCCGGCCGAGTATGTCGACACGGTTCTGAAGGTCTCCGAACGCAAGTACGCTGCCTGGCCGGCGCCGATCCGCGCGGTGTTCGAACCCGCGCGCACGGTGCGCCCGGGCAAGCCGACCTTCACGCTCAAGATGGACGGAGGCCAGTGATGTCTCTGCCCATCATCACCGCCGACCAGCGCCTGGCGGAGACGCGGGGCATCAAGGCCGCGATCTTCGGCAAGGCCGGCATCGGCAAGACCAGCCAGCTCTGGACGCTGGATCCGGCGACCACCCTGTTCCTGGATCTGGAGGCCGGCGACCTCGCTGTCCAGGGGTGGCCGGGCGATACCATCCGGCCCCGCACCTGGACCGAATGCCGAGACCTGGCCGTCTTCATCGGCGGCGCCAACCCCGCCCTGCGCGACGACCAGCCCTACAGTCAGGCCCATTTCGACGACGTCCGGGAGCGGTACGGCGACCCCGCCGTCCTCGACCGTTACGGGACCATCTTCGTCGACAGCATCACCGTCGCCGGCCGTCTCTGCTTCCAGTGGGCCAAGGGTCAGCCCGAGGCCTTCAGTGATCGCACCGGCAAGCCGGACGTGCGCGGCGCCTACGGCCTGCACGGTCGCGAGATGATCGGCTGGCTGACCCACCTCCAGCACACCCGCGCCAAGAACGTGATCTTCGTCGGGTTGCTCGACGAGAAGCAGGACGATTTCAACCGCACGGTCTTCGTCCCGCAGATGGAGGGCGCCAAGACCGGCCTCGAACTGCCCGGCATCGTCGATCAGGTCATCACCCTGACCGACCTGAAGGACGAGTCCGGGACGCTGTTCCGCGCCTTCGTCTGCCACACCCTCAACCCCTGGGGCTATCCGGCAAAGGACCGCTCCGGGCGCCTCGACATGGTCGAGGAACCCCACCTGGGCCGCCTGTTTGCCAAGATCCGCGGTCCCGTCACGCCGGCACCCGAGAGGATGGAGTTTGGCCGCCCCGCCTCTCCGGATGCCGACGCCTCCCCCCAATCCACGCAAGACTGAGAAGGAGACCCCGACGATGACGGGTTCCTGGACCGATTTCAACGACGCCCGCCAGAACGCCAATCTCATCCCCAAGGGCACCGTCGCCAAAGTGCGGCTGTCGATCCGCCCCGGCGGGTTCGACGATCCGGCGCAGGGCTGGACCGGCGGGTATGCCACGCGCGGCACCACAGGGTCGGTGTACCTCAACTGCGAATACACCGTGCTCGAAGGCCCCTACGCCAAGCGCAAGGTGTTCAGCAAGATCGGCTTGTACAGCCCGAACGGGCCGACCTGGGCCAACATGGGTCGCACCCTCGTGCGCGGCATCCTCAACTCCGCGCCCGGCATCTCCAACAAGGACCAGTCCCCGCAGGCCCAGGCCGCGCGCCGCATCGGCGGCCTTGGGGACCTCGATGGGGTCGAGTTCGTCGCCCGGATCGACATCGGCACCGACACCAACGGCGACGACACCAACGAGATCCGCGCCGCCGTCACACCGGATCACCGGGACTACGCCGCCGCCATGGGGGCGGCGCCGGTGCCCGCCGCCGGTCCCGTCCACAGCGCCCCGGCGGCTGTGGCGCCCCAGCCCCAGCCCCAGCCGGCCGGGCCGCCGACCCATTCCCCTGCGTCGGCGCCGCAGCGTCCGACCTGGGCGCAGTAAGGGGGCGACGGCCATGATGCTGCGTCCCCGCCAGAAGCAGTTCGTCGAGCGTAGCGTCCGCGCGCTCGGCGAGCACGGCAACACCCTCGGTGTGGCGCCAACCGGTGCCGGTAAAACGGTATGCCTGTCCGCCGTCGCCGGTGAGTTGGTCGGCGGCAGCGATGCCAAGGCCTGCGTGCTGGCCCATCGTGATGAACTGACCGCCCAGAACCGCGACAAGTTCGGCCGCGTCAACCCGGACCTGTCCACCTCGGTGGTCGATGCGCGGGCCAAGTCCTGGGACGGCCAGGTCACCTTCGCCATGGTGCCCACCCTGGCCCGCCAATCCAACCTCGAGCAGTTGCCCGGCCTGGATCTGCTGGTCATCGACGAGGCCCACCACGCCGCCGCCGACAGCTACCGGCGGATCATCGATCGGGCGCTGCAGCGCAACCCCTCCTGCCGGGTCTTCGGCGTGACGGCCACGCCGAACCGGGGCGACAAACGCGGGCTGCGCCCGGTGTTCTCCAACGTCGCCGATCAGATCCGGATCGGCGAACTGGTCCGCAGCGGCCATCTGGTGCCACCGCGCACCTTCGTCATCGATGTCGGTGTCCAGGAGGCCCTGGGTCAGGTGCGCCGTACCGTCGACGACTTCGACATGATGGCGGTCGATGCCATCATGAACCGCGCCCCGGTCACCGAGGCCGTCATCACGCACTGGCGGGAGAAGGCCGGCCAGCGGCAGACGGTGGTGTTCTGCTCCACCGTTGCCCACGCCGAGGCGGTGACGGCCGCGTTCAATGGCGACGGCATCGACGCGGTGCTGATCACCGGCGACATGCCAGAAGGCGAACGCAAGGCCGCCCTGGCGGCCTATGCGGCCGGCGAGGCCCGGGTCGTCGTCAACGTCGCGGTGCTGACCGAGGGCTGGGATCATCCGCCCACCTCCTGCGTCGTTCTGCTGCGGCCCAGTTCGTACAAGTCCACCATGATCCAGATGGTCGGGCGCGGCCTGCGCACGGTCGATCCGGCCGAGTTTCCGGGTGTGGTCAAGACCGACTGCATCGTCCTGGACTTCGGTACCTCGACCCTGCTGCACGGCTCGCTGAGCAGGACGTCGACCTCGACGGCCATGAGGGCGACGGCGAAGCCCCGACCAAGGACTGCCCCGAGTGCGGGGCCAAGGTGCCGTTGGCGGTCACCGAATGCCCGCTGTGCGGCCACGTCTGGGAGCGGGATCCGGCGGAGGAAGGCGCGCCGCTGGACAGCTTCATCATGTCGGAGGTCGACCTGCTCAAGCGATCCAGCTTCCGCTGGTGCGACCTGTTCGGCGACGATGCCGCCCTGGTGGCCAATGGCTTCAACGCCTGGGGCGGCGTCTTTTTTCTGAAAGGCCGTTGGTACGGGATCGGTGGCCAGCCGAAGCAGACCCCGCGCCTGCTGGCCCTCGGCGAGCGCACCGTCTGTCTGGCGGCGGCCGACGACTGGCTGAACACCCACGAGACCGACGAAAGCGCCCACAAGACGCGGTCCTGGTTGAACCAGCCACCGACCGACAAGCAGTTGTCCTACCTGCCGGCCGCGTTCCGCCAGGACTACGGGCTGACCCGCTATCAGGCCTCCGCCCTGCTGACCTTCCAGTTCAACAAGCGGGCAATCCGATCCCTGGTCTTCGGGGCGGACGCCGACGCCGAGACCGGGAGGGCGGCATGATCCATGACCACGCCCTCGACGACCGCCGCCGCCCGCTGGCGGTGCTGGCATCCGCGTGGACGGCTCTGCGCCGTCTGCCGGCGACCGGCCCGGGGCTTTGGCTGGCGCGATCCGGTTTGCTCGAAACGGCCCCGCCCCTCGGTGTGGTTCTGCTCCATCACCTGCCAGGCCTTCTGGACCGCGCGGGCGCGGGAGGACTTGGCGGTGGTTGATCTGACCGAACAGGAGCAACAGGCGCTGCGGGCGGCGATGAAGCCCGTGGGCGAGATCATGGAGGAGATCGGCTGGGGCACCCCCCTGGCCGGTCTCACCGAAGCCCAGGTGCTGACCCTGATCGAGGTCGCCGTGGGCGGCTTCCAGGACGCCATGCACACCATTGCCGCTGACCGCGCCGACAGCCAGGAGGTGCCCTTCTGATGCTCGATTTCAACTCAAAGGCCCAGGTCAGCGACCAGATCACGGCGCTCATCGATGAGGCCCTGGTCGCCGAGCGGGCTGGTGTGCCGCCCCGTGATTACCTCGGCGGCTCGCGCCTCGGCGTGGCCTGTGACCGGGCGCTGCAGTTCGAGTTCGTGGGCGCCCCCAAGGACCCGGACGCGGACTTCACCGGCCAGACGCTGCGGATCTTCGAGATCGGGCACACCCTGGAGGACCTCGCCATCCGCTGGCTGCGGGCGGCCGGGTTCGACCTCTACACCCGCAAGGGCAACCGTCCTGATGGCGAACAGTTCGGCTTCTCCGTCGCCGGCGGCCGCGTCCGGGGTCATGTCGACGGCATCCTGGCCGCCGGCCCTCCGGTGACCGGCATGGCGTTCCCCGCCCTCTGGGAATGCAAGACCATGAACGCGAAGAACTGGCGCGAGACCGTGGCCAAGGGCGTGGTCGTCGCCAAGCCGGTCTACGCCACCCAGATCGCCCTGTACCAGGCCTACATGGCCGCCACCGTGCCCGGCATCGCCGATGCCCCGGCGCTGTTCACGGCCATCAACAAGGACACTGCCGAACTGCATCACGAGCTGGTGCCGTTCGAGGCCGAACGGGCCCAGACCGCCAGCGACCGGGCGGTGCGCATTCTGCGCGCCACCGACGCCGGCGACCTGCTGCCGCGCATCGCCACCAGCCGGAATTTCCACGAATGCCGCTTCTGCGCGTGGGCAGGCCGCTGTTGGGAGTTGCCGGCATGAGCGACGACACGATCATCCACTTCAATCCGTGGCGGGACTTCAACGACGCGCCCATCCAGGACGATGAGCCCGATCTGCATCCGGACGCCGATCAGATCGCCGTCTTCATGGACGTGGTCTTCGGCTACTGCGACGGTTTCATCCCTGTGCGCGGGTTCATCGACAAGGGCCAGGGCCAGGATGGGCGCCCCCACACCATCTGGCTTGAGGCCGATGGCGACACGCCCGCGCGCATGCAGACCTTCGCGGGCTGGGCGGCGCGCGAGGGCACGGCGGTCTACGTCATCCCCGGCACCGTGGCCGAGACCGGCCGGGCCCGGGCCGAAGACGTCCGGCAGATGCAGACCCTGGTGGTGGACCTGGATACCGGGGATATCCCGGCCAAGGCCGCTCACCTGACGGCGCATCTCGGGGCGCCGACCCTGGTGGTCGAGAGCGGCGGGCGAACCGCCGATGGCCAAGCCAAGCTCCACCTGTGGTGGCGTCTGACCGAGCCGGCCGAGGGGGCCGATCTGGCCCGTCTGTGCCGTCTGCGTGGGGAGATCGCCGTCAAGGTCGGCGGCGACACCCACTTCCGCTCGGCCCACCAGCCCATCCGCGTTGCCGGCACCGTGTACCACAAGGGCGGTGTTCGCCGTCTGGTCAGCATTCCTCACCATGACGCCGGCCGCGAGGTGGACCTGGAGGAGATCATCGAGGCCGCCGAGGCCATGCCGGCGATGGCGGGTGTCAGCCCGCCCCCGGAGGGATCGGCGGACAAGCCCTCGCTGGCCGATGTCCTGACCACCCCGGCACATGCCGGCGGCGAGGACGCCTGGACCCGGTTCCAGGGCGCCAGCGCCACCATCGGCCACTTCATCCGCATGGTCCACGGCGGGCAGATGACCCCCAACGCCGGCTGGGAGGGCATCTGCCAGTACAACGCCGCCATGCTGCGTCCGCCCTGGCCGCTGGACCGTCTGCGCCAGGAGGCCGACCGCCTGTGGGCGCTGCACGTGGCCCGCAACGGGCCGCCGCTGCTGATGGCCGAGACGGCACCACCCACCGCCGTGCCGGCCTTCCCGCTGGCCGATCTGCTGGATGACACCAGCCCCATGCCCGAGGACATCATCGCGCCCCGCGTGCTGACACCGGGCGGCATGCTGGTACTGGGTGGCGCGCCCAAGGTGGGCAAGAGCGACTTCCTGATCAGCCTGCTGGTCCACATGGCGGCCGGGGTGCCGTTCCTGAGCTTCACCCCACCCCGGCCGCTGCGGGTGTTCTATCTGCAGGCCGAGATCCAGTACCACTACCTGCGCGAGCGATTGCAGGGCCTGCGGGTTGACCCGGGGGTGCTGTCCGCCGCCCGGCATCGGCTGGTGGTCACACCGAAGCTGCGGCTGCTGCTGAACGAGACCGGCCTTGCCCAGACCATCGAGGCGGTGCGCGTGGCCTTCCCGGACGCCCCGCCCGACATCCTCTGCCTGGATCCGATCCGCAACCTGTTCGACGGCGGCCCCGAGGAGGGCGGCGAGAACGCCAATGCCGCCATGCTGTTCTTCCTGCAGAACCGGGTGGAAGCCCTGCGGGACGCAGTCGCCCCGGAGGCCGGGATAGTGCTTTGCCACCACACCCGGAAGATGACCAAGAAGCAACTGGGCGAGGACCCGTTCCAGGCCCTGGCCGGCGCCAGCACCCTGCGCAGCTTCTACACCTCCGGGATCATCATGCACCGCCCCGACGAGGACCGCCGCGAGCGCCGCCTGGAGATCGAACTGCGCAACGGGCCGGCCGTGGCACCCATGCTGATCGACAAGCAGGACGGCCGCTGGGTCGAGGTCAACCCCATGAACGAACGGCTGTCCCGCAGAGACGAGGGAGCCAGGCATGATGCCGAGCGCATGCGCAAGAACGACGTGGTCTTGGGGTTGCTTCATGACGAAGCCCGCAAGGGCCGAATGTACACCGTGACGCAGTTCGCGGAGGCGTTCGAGAACACGGCAGGGCTCGGTGGGCAGTCGGTGATCCGGGACCGGATCGGCGTCCTCACCACCAAAGGACATGTGAAGTTCGTGCGCGGGGAGGCCGCCACCCGGATCGGGCTTGCCGCAGAGCGCAGCAAGTACGGCTACCTCTGTGTCGAAGACATGGTGCTCACCACCGGCAACGAGACGGTCGATTCTGACACGGGGGAGATCCAGCCAGAGACCATCCCGGTGTTGCCGAGCCACTACAAATGCCCGCAAACCGGCGCCGTCCTCCCGGTCGAAAACCCGTCCGTTTGGGTCTACCAGGAGGAGAGTGACTGATGTACCACACGTCTCTCACGCTCCGAAATCTGCCCCCTGATTTCCGAAATCTGGACCAGATTTCGCAAAATCTGCCTCGGCCGCAAAATCTGGAATCTGGGTTTTCGCCAGTCAGTTCAATGGCTTGCGGGGCGCTAACCAGATTTCGGAAGGGCCTCTCCGAAATCTGCTCCGAAATCTGGAATTTCTCAATCCGATCAATGGGTTCTGAGCAGATTTCAGATTTCGGAGATTCCCCCCTAAAGGGGGAGGTGTCCCCCACCAAGGTGGGGCACCTCCCCATTCCTTTAGGGCCGCGTGATGGGTTGACCACCCCCCTTCCACATCCTGCCGGACGACGGCGGCCAGCTCCGCCAAGACCTGACACCGCCGCCCTCCACATCACGACCATCCCCAACCCGATGGAGATCATCATGACCCTGTCGACTCTGCCCCCGGCGGCCATGGATGCAAGCGCGCATCGGACGGAGGCGGTCCGTGGTCCGGGCGCGATCCTGGCGCTGGACCTGGGGACCCACACCGGCTGGGCGCTGGCCCATGCCGACGGCACCATCGTCTCCGGCACCGAGCGGTTTCGCCAGGACCGCTGGTCCGGGGGCGGCATGCCGTTCCTGCGCTTCCGCCACTGGCTGGGCGAAGTCGCCGAGACCAGCGGCAGTCTGGGGCTGGTGGTCTACGAGGAAGTCCGCGCCCACGCCGGCACCGCCGCCGCGCACGCCTACGGCGGCTTTCTGGCCACCCTGACCGCCTGGGCCGAAGGGGCCGGCGTGCCCTACGAGGGGGTGCCGGTGGGCACCATCAAGCGGTTTGCCGTGGGCAAGGGCAACGCCAGCAAGGCGGCGGTGATCGAGGCCATGCGCCGCGCCGGCTTTGCCCCCAAGGACGACAACGAGGCCGACGCCCTGGCCCTGCTGCGCTGGAGCCTCGTGCATCGGGCGGGAGGTCTGGCATGACCCGCCACCGCCTGCCCGACCGCCGGCCCTCGGTCACCCTGCCGCTGGAGCACGAGGGCTTCGCCTGCCAGCTGACGGTCGGGTTCTACCCCGATGGTCGGGTGGGCGAGGTGTTCGTCTCCGGCCTCAAGACCGGCTCCAACCTGGACGCGCTGGTGGCCGACGCTGCCGTGCTGGTCTCGCGGCTGCTACAGCACGGTGTCGCCACCGATGACCTTGCCGCCAGCATGGGGCGCCAGGGAGACGCCCGACCGGCCTCCCTGATCGGCGCCGTGGTCGATCACCTGGGCGATGCGGGACGGGAGGTGCGGCGATGACCGGTCCGTCCTGGAACCCGGCACGGGTGGAGGACCGGCTGGCCGAGGCGGCGGAGACGCTGCGGCGGCTGCCGGAGAAACGGGTCCAGGGGCTGCTTGCCGCCTGGCCCGAGGTGGTCCGCGAGGCCTGGGAGTCCCATGGTTGGGCCGACGGCCCCACCCGGTCGGGGCCGCCCAGCCCGCAGGCCATCGATCGCATGGACGCCACGCTGGACTGGCTGCGCTGGCTCGACCCCGACGACGCCCGTCTGGTCTGGGCGCGGTCGGAGGGAACGCCGTGGAAGAGCATCGGCTGGCGCTTCGGCGTGTCGGTCAAGACCGCCCAGCGGCGCTGGGAGTTCGCGATCAGCCTGATCACCTGGCGGCTGCTGGGACGCCCGGTGCCGGCGACCTGGTCGCGGCGCTTCCTGGTCGACCGCGTCCGTTTCCTGTCAAGCGAAAAGTGACCCGGAGAAAAAATTTATGTGTCGCATTTTTTTGGGTATCACCGACCCCCGAATTTGGTAGGGTAGCGCCATAAGCTTGGACGCGAGCGCCCGCCGGGGGAAACCCTGGCGGGCGTTGTCGTTTGCGGGGGACGAGCCATGCCGATCAGGCCGCCGGTGCATCGGCCCAAGGGCTGGCGGGACAAGGCGGCACGGGATCGGGATTACCTGACCTACCGCGACCAGAGCCGGGTTCGCCCGACCCGCACGGCGGCGTGGAAGCGGGCGCGGCGCGCGTTCCTGGCGGAGCATCCGGTCTGCGCCGTGTGCGGGGTGCCCGCGACCGTGGTCGATCACATCGTTCCGCACCGAGGCGATCTCACGGTGTTCTGGGATCGCAGCCGCTGGCAGGCGCTGTGCGCGTCGTGCCATGGGCGCAAGACCGCCGCCCGCGACGGCGGCTTCGGCAACCCGCTCCGACCGCCCCCGTAGGGGGATGGGGGATGCAATCTCTGCCTGAATTGGGGGCAAAGATCGCGCGGGGGTGCCGCGTGTGCGTGGCCAAAATGAAACAGGGGGGGTGACATGCCGGACGGTCTCGATCGGCGTGACTTGGCCGTGGTCTATCGACCGCTGGACAGTCTGGTGGTCTACGCCCGCAATGCCCGGACCCATACCGAGGATCAGGTGGCGGAGATCGCCGGGTCCATCCGGGAGTTCGGGTTCACCAACCCGGTGCTGGTGGGGGAGGACGGCACCATCATCGCCGGCCATGGGCGGGTGCTGGCCGCGCGCCGGCTGGGCATGGCCGAGGTGCCGACCATCGAGCTGACCGGTCTGACCAAGACCCAGCGTCAGGCGCTGGTGCTGGCTGACAACCGGATCGCGCTCAATGCCGGCTGGGATCGGGATCTGCTGGCCCTGGAGGTCGGGGACCTGAAGGACGCCGGCTGGGACCTGGGTCTGACCGGGTTCACGACGGCGGAGATCGACGACCTGCTGCGTCCGGTGGACGATGGCGCCGACGGGGAGGGGGCTGGCGACGGGTACGACACCCACACGGTGCCGGAACCGCCGCGCAATCCCGCGTCCCGTCCTGGCGATCTCTGGCAGCTTGGCGACCATCGCCTGCTGTGCGGCGACAGCACCAAGCCGGAGGATGTGCGCCGGCTGATGAACGGCGAGCGCGCCGTGCTGTTCGCGACCGATCCGCCCTATCTGGTCGACTATGACGGGTCCAACCATCCGACCCGGAACAAGGACTGGAGCCAGTCCTACGGCACCACCTGGGACGACAGCAGCCAGGGTGCGGAGCTGTACGATGGCTTCATCGCCGCCGCCGTGGCCGAGGCCATCACCGAGGACGCGGCCTGGTACTGCTGGCATGCGTCCCGTCGCCAGGCGATGCTGGAGGCGTGCTGGGAGAAGGCGGGAGCCTTCGTCCACCAGCAGATCATCTGGGTGAAGGATCGGGGTGTTCTGACCCGGTCGCACTACCTGTGGAAGCACGAGCCGTGCTTCATGGGCTGGGTCAAGGGCAAGCGCCCGCCGAAGGTGGCGGACGAGACGCTGGCCTCGACCTGGGAGATGCCATCGTTTTCAAAGGACGAACGGCCCGACCACCCGACGCCGAAGCCGCTGGAGGCGTTCGGCATTCCGATGCGTCAGCATGTGGCGCGGGGCGGGCTGTGCTACGAGCCGTTCTCGGGTTCGGGCTCGCAGATTATGGCCGGGGAGGCCAACGGCCGGCGCGTCAACGCCATGGAGATCAGCCCGGCCTATGTGGATGTCGCCATCGAGCGCTGGCAGGCGGCGACGGGGCGGGACGCCACCCTCGACGGCGATGGCCGCAGCTTCGCGACGGTGCGCGAGGAGCGGCTGGGCGCGTCCGACGACGCGGCCGACGCTGCATGACCGGTTCAGCGCCGCCCCGGTTGCCCGAGGCGGCGCGTTGTATCCGGGGGGACCCGGGTCAGCTTCAGGCCTCGTCGGGGACGATGCTGTAGATCCGGCCTCGCTGCTCGTGCTTGACCGAGATGATGCTCAGGCCAAGTTTCTTTTTGAGCGCGCCGGCGAAGCAACCCCGGACCGTGTGCGATTGCCATCCAGTGGCTTCCACCAGTTCGGCAATGGTGGCGCCCTCGGGCCGGCGCAGCATGTCGACCACGATGGCCTGCTTCGTGTTGCCCCGGACCCGGCGCGGGGCGCCAGCGGGCGCCGTGTGTGCGTCGGTCTCGTCGGCTGGCATGTCCGTTCCGGCTTGGTCGTGGTCGCGCCCCAGGGGCGCCGTGGGCGCGCGGTCGCCCAGGGCCGCCAGACCCGTGTCGGTGGCGCGCAGGGTGATCGGGCCAAGGTCCTCGTCGTGGCGCCAGACCGTGGTCTCGTCCTCGGCGACGATTTCCTCGATCAGCCCGCGCTTGAGCAGGCTCTTGAGGACGTTGCCGACCGCGCCGCCCGTGATGGGCGCGGTGACGGGGAAGATCATGCGGTCCTCGCGGGCGCAGGCGGTGCCCAGGATGGTGCGCTGGGTTTCGGACAGGTCGATCTGGGTCATCGGTTGTCTCCGGGATGGCTGGGGCCGCGACCACCGCGTCCCCGCTACCACCCCGAGCCCCGGCCGCTGGTGCGGCGCGGGGCGGGAAGGAACGCTGATCCCTATTCCGGGCAGTCGCCGATCAGCGCCCAGGCGGCTTCCAGCAGTGCCTGCTGAGCCTGCGCCTCGTCCTCTGGCTGCAGCCAGTCGCGGGTCTTCTGCTCAAGCGCGATCAGGATGTCCTCGTCCCGGGCCGTCATCGCGGTGGCCAGGGTGCGCATCCAGTCTGACGTGGTGTGGATGTCGAGCGCGGTCATGTCGGCTTTCCTTTCGGACGCGGGGGCCGGGGTGATCAGGCGGCGTACTCGCCTTCCCGGAAGGCCATGTCGGTGATGCGCTTCAGCAGGCTGGCGTACTCGGCGAGGCTGCCGACGTGCGACCAGTCGATCTCGTCGGGGTGCGCGTTGAAGTGTTCGTCGCTGAGGGCCTGCAGGCGGGCCAGACGCTCGTCGATCTCGGTCTTGCGGGCGATGAAGGCGTCGAGGGCGGTTTCCTTGATGGCATGGCGTTTTGTCTTGTCGGTCATGGCGTCTTGTCCTGGGTGATTGGTGACCTTCAACACGTCCACCATGCCATCACGGGCCCCAGCCTCAAGCGGATAAGTCGATCATTTGATTGCTATTTTCGGGATGGCGCCGGCCTTGTCCGGTGCCATCACCACCCCTGTTCGCCCCGGCCCGGGAGCCCGGGATGATGCCCAAGGAGACGGATCATGGCTGGCCGCAAGCCGCTGCCCACCCAACTCAAGCTGGTCAAGGGAACGGCCCGGCCGCATCGCCTGAACAAGGACGAGCCCCGGCCCACCGTCGCCGTCCCCGAGGCCCCGGACCATCTGGAGGACCGGGCCCGGGACCAGTTCGTGGCCATGGCCGAGATGCTCGCCCGCCACGGCGTGATGACCGAGCTCGATGCCGGCGCCCTGGCCCGCTACGCCGTCGTCTGGTGCCGCTGGATCGACGCCGAGGCCGAGGTCAAGCGGCGCGGCCCTGTCGTCAAGACCGAGGCCGGCAACATCATTCAGAACCCGTTCCTGGCCGTCGCCAACAAGTGTCTGGCCCAGATGGCGCAGATCGAGAGTGAGTTCGGGATGACACCATCCTCGCGCTCGCGCATCCGCATGGCCGAACCGGCCGATACCGTCGATCCGTTCGAGGAGTACCTGAGCCGTGGCAAGGACGCGTAAAGCCAAGACGACGGCGTGTCCGGTCGAGGCCTACGCCCGCGCCGTGGTCGAGGGGAAGGTGGTGGCTGGGCGTCTGGTCACGCTGGCCTGCCGCCGCCATCTCGCCGATCTTGCGACGGGGGCGGCGCGCGGGCTGGTGTGGGACGCCTCGGCCGCCCGGCACGCGCTCGACTTCTTCGGCCACCTGCGCCACTCCACCGGGGAGTGGGCGCACCAGCCCTTCACCTTGCAGCCCTGGCAGGCCTTCGTCGTCGGCTCGCTGTTCGGCTGGAAGCGGGCGGACGGGCTGCGGCGCTTCCGCACCGCCTACGTCGAGGTGGCCCGCAAGAACGGCAAGTCTGTGCTGCTGGCCGGCACCGCGCTCTACGCCCTGGTCGCCGACGGCGAACCGGGCAGCCACGTCTACGCCGCCGCCACCACCCGCGATCAAGCCCGCATCGTCTTCGGCGAGGCCGAGCGCATGGTCGACGCCAGTCCGGCCCTGCGCTCCCGCGTGACGCGCACCGTCAACAACCTCGCGGTCACGGCGACCGCCTCCTGGTTCCGGCCGCTGTCCGCCGACGCCTCCAAGATGGACGGCCTCAACGTCCACTTCGCCGCCGTCGACGAGGTCCACGAACACCCCAACGCGGAGATCATCCAGAAGCTCAACACCGCCACCGGCGCGCGGCGCCAGCCGCTGATCTTCGAGATCACCACCGCCGGTCACGACCGGCATTCGGTCTGCCGCCAGCACCACGAGTTCTCGGTCAAGGCGCTGGAAGGCTCCGTCCCGCCGGAGGCCGCCGACAGCTGGTTCGCCTTCATCGCCACCCTGGACGACGGCGACGACTGGACCGATCCCGGCGTCTGGATCAAGGCCAACCCCAGCCTCGGGGTGACCGTCAAGGAAGACGACCTGCGCCGCCAGATCGAGGAGGCGCGCGAGATGCCGGCGCAGCAGAACGCGATCCGCCGCCTGCGCCTGAACGAATGGACCGAGCAGGTCACCCGCTGGCTCGACATGGCGGTCTGGGAAGACGGCGGCCCGCCGGTCGCCACCGACGCCGCCGCCGTCAAGGCGGATCTGGACGACCTGGAGGCGATGCTGGCCGGGCAGCCCTGTTACGGCGGCCTGGACCTGGCCCGCGTCAACGACCTGTCGGCCTTCGTGCTGTTGTTCCCGCCTACGGGCGATCCCGACCTGGGGCCGCTGGCCGCCAGATGGATCGCCGTGTGCCGGTTCTGGGTGCCCGAGGACGACATCCTGCGCCGGGCCAGGCGCGACCGGGTGCCCTACGATGTCTGGCGCGACCAGGGTTTCCTGGTCGCTACGCCCGGCAACGCCACCGACTTCGCCTTCATCGAACACGAGATCCTGGCCCTGGCCGGGCGCTTCGACCTGCGGGAGTTGGCCTACGACCGCACCTTCGCCGGGGAGATCGTGCAGACCCTGCAGCAGGAGGGGCTGAGCCTGATCGAGTTCGGCCAGGGGTTCCTGTCGCTCGCCGCGCCCACGGCTGAACTGGAACGGCTGGTGGTCTCGCGGTCCTTCTGGCACGGCGGTCACCCGGTCCTGCGCTGGAACGCGTCCAACGTCGCCGTGCGCCAGGACCCGGCCGGCAACATCAAGCCCGACAAGGAGCGTTCCGCCGAGCGCATCGACGGCATCTCGGCGCTGGTCAACGCCCTCGGCCGCGCCCTCGTGCAGGGCGGGGTGCCGGGGCGCTCCATCTACGAGACCCAGGAGCTTGTCTTCCTATGATCACCCGCCTGATCGTCGAGACCCCGGCCGCGCCCCGCCTGCTGGTGCCCACCGCGCGCCTGCTGGCCGAGCGGCCCGACCTGGATCCGACCGTGGCGGAGGCTTTGCTCCTGGCCGCTTCGGAGACGGTCTGTCTGTGGTGCGACGTGGCCCCGGATCAGGCGGGACGGCGCACCTTCCTGCGCGAGACGGCGCGGATCGAGGTCGAGGGGATCGCGCCCGGCCCGGGGCCGCTGCTGCTGCCCTGGCGCATCCCGGTCGGAACGGTCACCGCCATCACCCTGGACGGGACGGCCCTGGCCGAGACCGATTGGCGGGTCGAGCCCATGGCCGCGCTGTTGTGGCGGCTGTCCGAGACCGGGCGTCCCTGCGTCTGGGAGGGCGACCGCCTGACCCTCGACCTCTCGGTGGGGTGGGATCCGGACGACGTGCCCCCGGCGCTGGCCGAGGCCTGTCTGACGCTGGCGCGGCGGGCCGCCGACGACCGGGGCCGCGACGACGCCCTGCGCAGCTGGCGCTACGGCGAGATCCAGGAGAGCTACTGGGCGCCCGACACCCTGGAGGCGGGCCTGCTCACCGCCCTGGCCCCCTGGCGCGGCGGCGCCGTTGTGTGACCACCGTTCCTCGGCAATGACCGGAGACCGATCATGACTCCATCCCTCGCGGGTCCGTTCCGGCGCCTGGGGCTGCCTGCCACCCTGCTGCCCGAGGGCGGCGGTCCGGCCGTGGCCTGCCGGGTGGTGCCGGTCGATGGCACCGAGATGCTGACCCTGGGCACGCTCACCCTCACCGTGGCCCGCTCCGTCTGGCATGTCCGCCGGGCCGAGGTGGGCACGCCCACCGCCGGCACGCTGACCCTGGGCGGTGTCGGCCACACCATCCGCGCCGGCGAACCGGTGGCCGGCGATCCCCTGGGGCTGCTGTGGGCCATCACCACGGACTGGGGCGTGGACGTGACCTGGACCACGCCCGGCAGCGGCGACGGCGGGTCGTCCTACGATCCGCCCGATGAGGGCCTGACCTATACCGCGCGCGCCGCCGGGGCGGGCGCCACCACGCTGACCATCGTCTGCTCGGGATGGTCCTCGGGGCGGGTGCGCGCGGACGACGGGATCAGCGTGGCCGGAGCGACCTATACCGCAACGGCCGATGTCGCCCAGTCGCTCGATGGAATGGCGTGGGTGTTCCTGAACGTCCCGATCACGCCGGCTCTGAGCGGCGCTCTGAGCGGCGGCGAGACCGTGGTGTTCGTCCCTGCCGGGTCCAGCGCCACCCGCACCGTGCGCGCGGCCATCGCCGACTACGCCGCCAGCGAGATCATGGGCGGCGTGGCCGCAGGGGACCGGCGCCTGATCGTGCGCGGCGGTGACATGGAGACCGCCCCCACCACCGCCGACACCGTGACCCTGGACGGCACGGACTGGAGCGTTACGACCGTCACCGCGCTTTACGTCGGGGCCGAGGTGGTCGCCTGGGACGTTCAGATCCGCCGATGAGCCCGGCCACGACCCGGCCGAAAAGGACCTTGCCATGATGGGCTTGTTGCGACGCCTGATGGGGCGCGGCGAAGCGCGGTCGTACGCGCCGCGCGATCCGGCGCTGGCCGGGTTGTTCGGGGCCACCGAGGCCGCCAGCGGCATGACGGTCACCCCCGACAGCGCCATGCGCGCCACCGCCGTCTATGCCTGCGTGCAGTATCTGGCACGCACCCTGGCCGCCATGCCGCTGATCCTGCATCGGCGCCTGTCCGATGGCGGCAAGGCGCGCGATCCCGATCATCCGCTCAGCCGCCTGCTGCACGACCAGCCCAACGGCTGGCAGACCGCCTTCGAGTTCCGGGCCATGCTGCAGGCCCACCTCTGCCTGCGCGGCAATGCCTATGCCCGCATCCTGGCCACCAACGGCGGCGCCGTCACCGCCCTGGTGCCGCTGCATCCCGACCGGGTGCGCCCGCTGGAGCGGCGCGTCAACGGCCGGCTGGCCTATGAGCACTGGCCGTGCGAGGCGGGACGCGGTCGCGAGATCCTGCTGCAGGAGGAGGTCCTGCACCTGCGCGGGCTCAGCCTGTCGGCCGACGGCGTGCTGGGGCTCTCGCCCATCGACGCCATGCGCGAGGCGGTCGGCCTCGCCCTGGCCGCCGAGGCCTACGGGGCGCGGTTCTACCGCAACAACGCCCGCCCCGGCATGGTGATCAAGCATCCTGGCCGCCTCTCCCCGGACGCCGGCCGGCGCCTGAAGGAGGCCTGGAACAGTCAGTACGCCGGCACCGCCAACGCCCACAAGACCGCCGTCCTGGAAGAGGGCATGGACATCGTGCCCATCGGCATGACCGCCGAACAGGCGCAGTTCCTGGAGACCCGCAAGTTCCAGCGCAGCGAGATCGCCGCCATCTTCGGTGTGCCGCCCCACAAGATCGGCGATCTGGAGCGGGCCACGTTCTCCAACATCGAGCATCAGGCGATCGAGGTGGTCACCGACACCATCCGCCCCTGGGCGGTTGTTTGGGAGCAGGCGCTGACCCGCGACCTGTTCACCGAGGACATGCGCCGCACCCACATGGTGGCGTTCAATCTGGACGGCCTGTTGCGCGGCGACATCGAAAGCCGCTACCGCGCCTATGCCACCGGCCGCCAGTGGGGCTGGCTCTCGGCCAACGACGTGCGCGAACGCGAGGACATGAACCGTATCGACGGCGGCGACCTGTATCTGGCGCCGGTCAACATGACGCCGGCCGAACAGCTGGCCAATGCCGTGGGCGAGATCGCCCGGCAATCGGGAGGAGCTGACGGTGGATCTTGAGCGACGCATCGCGGGGGCGACCGACCTGCGCCTTGAAGCCGGGGATGCGCCCCGCATCGTCGGACACGCGGCCCTGTTCGACCGGCTGTCGGAGGATTTGGGGGGCTTCCGCGAGCGCATCCGCCCCGGCGCCTTCGCCGCCAGCCTGGAGCGGGACGACGTGCGCGCCCTGTTCAATCATGACCCCAACGTGATCCTGGGGCGCAACCGCGCCGGCACCCTGCGCCTGGGCGAGGATGCCGAGGGGCTGGCCATAGAGATCGACCCGCCCGACACCCAGGCGGCCCGCGACCTCATGGTCTCCATCGGACGCGGCGATGTCAGCCAGATGAGCTTCGGCTTCATCGTCGGCCCCGGCGGCCAGACCTGGGAGAAGGATGCCGAGGGGCGCGTCCTGCGCACCCTGACGGCCGTGCGTCTGCTCGATGTCTCGCCGGTGGTCTTCCCCGCCTATCCTGACACCGCCGTGGCGGTGCGGGCCATGACCGCCTGGCGGGCCGCCGCCACGCCCCGGCCGCCGGTGGCCCTGTTGCGGCGATGCCTGGACCTGGCGCTGGCCATGGGGCCGTAGCGCCTCTCCGTCTCACCCCTTCCGCCCGTTCTCACTGCCCACCTCCGCCCGGCCGGCGCGGGGGGTGGGCTTTTTGCTGGCCGGCCTCCAGCCACACGAAAGGAACGCCATGAGCACCCGTCTCAAGGATCTGCGCGAGAAGCGCGGTCGCATCGTCACCGACATGCGTGGCCTGCTCGATGCCGCCGGCGGCGAGGGCCGCGACCTGACGGCCGAGGAGCAGGAACGCTATGACGCCCTGTTCGCCGACCAGGAGCGCCTGGGCGAGCAGATCAGCCGCGAGGAGCGCCAGCAGGCCCTCGACCGCCGCATGGCCGAGGAGGCCGCCCGCAGCGAGCAGGCTCCCGACCATCCCGCGCCGGAAAGCCGCGAGGATCGCGCCGACCCCCGGGCCGATGGTGCCTACCGTACCGCCTTCGCCCGCTTCCTGCGCGGAGGGACCGGTGCCCTGGCCGGCGAGGAACTGCGCGCCCTGCAGGCCGGCGCCGATGTGGACGGCGGCTATCTGGTCCCGCCCCAGCAGTTCGTCACCGAGTTGATCAAGGCGGTCGACGATCAGGTGGTCATGCGCGGTCTGGCCCGAACCTTCCAGGTGCCCCAGGCCGCCTCCCTCGGCGCGCCGTCCCTGGACGCCGACCCGGCCGATGCCGACTGGACCACCGAGCTGGCCACCGGCGGCGAGGATACGGCCATGAAATTGGGCAAGCGCGAACTGCGCCCCCATCCCCTGGCCAAGCGCATCAAGGTCAGCCAGCAGCTTCTGCGTCAGGCCCTGATCGGCCCCGAGGCCCTGGTCATGGGGCGGCTGGCGTACAAGTTCGCGGTCACCCAGGAAAAGGCCTTCCTGACCGGCTCCGGCGCCGGCCGGCCGCTGGGCGTGTTCACCGCCTCGGACAACGGCATCTCCACCAGCCGCGACGTGGCCACCGGCAACACCGCCACCGAGATCCGCTTCGACGGCCTGATCGAGGCCAAGTTCGCGCTCAAGGGCCAGTACTGGCCGCGTGCGCGCTGGATCTTCCACCGCGACGCCGTCAAGCAGATCACCAAGCTGAAGGACGGCGAGGGCCAGTACATCTGGCGCCAGTCCGTGCGCGAGGGCGAGCCCGACACCCTGCTTGGCCTGCCCATGACCCTGTCCGAATGGGCGCCCAACACCTTCACCACCGGCCTCTACGTCGGCCTGCTCGGCGATTTCCAGCACTACTGGATCGTGGATGCGCTCTCCATGCAGGTGCAGCGCCTCAACGAACTGTACGCCGAGACCAATCAGGTCGGCTTCATCGGCCGTCTGGAGACCGACGGCGCGCCGGTCCTGGAGGAAGCCTTCGTCCGCGTCACGCTGGCCTGAGGAGACGAGACCATGCCCAACCTTGCCCGCACCGTGACCATCACCCGTGTCATGGACGCCGTCGCCGCCGGTCAGACCGACCAGGAGGCAACGGTGATCGATATGGCGAATGCCGAGGGCGTCGTGTTCATCGCCGCCTTCGGCACCCTCGGCGACGATGCCGTGACCGGTCTGAAAGTCCAGCAGGGGGACGACCCCACGCTTACCGACGCGGCCGATCTGGCCGGCACCGCCCAGGCCATCGCCCACACCGACGACAACGGGTTGCTGGTGGTGGATCTGGTCCGCCCGGCCAAACGCTACGTCCGCGCGGTCGTCACCCGGGGCACGGCCGATGCCGTCATCGATGGCGTGATCGCCATCCAGTACGGCACCCGCGTGCTGCCCACCACCCAGGGCGACACCGTCGCCGGCCTCGAAACCCACGTCTCGCCCGCCGAGGGCACGGCTTAGGAGGACGCGATATGAGCCACGTCACCCAGGTCTACCGCGACCGGGACGGCGACCGCCTGGTCATCGAGGTCGGCGGCGTCATCCAGGTCAACACGGGGGGCCACATCGTTGGCCCAACCGGCGCCCCGGCCACCGCCATCGCTGACGCAACCGGCGGCACCACCACCGATGCCGAGGCCCGCGCCGCCCTCAATGCCGTGCTGGCGGCGCTGCGCGCCGTCGGCATCGTGGCCAGCGCGTGAGGCCCAACATGAGACTGCGCATGATCACCACCATCGCCGGTCCCGAGGTCTCCGCCGGGGCCGGCGAGGTCGTCACGGTCACGCCCACCCTGGGCGCGGCCCTGATCGAGACCGGGGCGGCGGTGCCGCTGGCCCCGGCCCCCAAGCCACCGCCGCCGGAACCGGAGCGCGCCGTTGCTCCGCCGGCCGAAACCGCCACCGCGCCGCCCCAGCGGCGGCGCGGGCGGGCGGCGTCCGCATCGGGAGGGTGAGCCCATGGAACTGCAATGGTGGATCACCGTCATCGAGGTGCCGGTCCTGGCCGGGCTGTTCTGGATGCTCATCACCGGGCGTGCCACCCGGGAGCGCCAGGTCGAGGCCCTGCATGCCGAACTGTCCGCCTTCAAGCTGCACGTCGCCACCACCTACGCCTCGATCGGTCACCTCAAGGAGGTGGAGGCGCGCCTGACCGCGCATCTGCTCAAGATCGAAACCAAGCTCGACCGGGTTATTGAGGGCCGGTACGGGCACGACGGGGAGGACGCCCGCCATGACCGCTGACCCCACCCGGATGCCGCGCGGCATCCGCAACCACAATCCGCTCAACATCCGCCTGAACCCCGCCAACCGCTGGCAGGGCCGGATCGACCCGGCCGACAACACCGACGGCGCCTTCGAGCAGTTCCGGGATCCGGTCTGGGGCTTGCGGGCCGGGGCGGTGCTGATCATCAACCACCATGACCGCCGCGATGCGACCACGATCCGCCGGCTGATCGCCCTGTGGGCGCCGCCGTCCGAGAACGACACCAACGGCTACGTCGCCTTCGTGGCTCGGCAGAGCGGCTTCGGCCCGGATCAGGCTTTGGACTTCCACCGCGCCGACCATCTGCGGCCCGTGCTGACGGCCATGGTCACCATGGAGAACGGCTGCCAGCCCTATACCGAGGCTCAGATCGACGCCGCCCTGGTGCGCGCCGGTGTGCTGCCCCCTGAAAAGCCGCTGACCCGCTCCCGCACGGTGCGGGGTGGGCAGGCGGCGGCCGCCGCCACCGTCGGCACGGCTGTGGTGGGCGCCCTCCAGGACGGACTCGGGCCCGCGCAGGAGGTTCTGGGGGATCTGGCCCTTACCCTGGATGCAGCGAAGTGGGCCCTGCTGGCCGTCACCCTGATCAGCATCGGCGTCATGGTCTGGGCGCGCATCGACGACCGGCGGCGGGGTCTGCGGTGATGGTCGCGATGCTGAGCCGATGGCTGGGCGGGTCCGGGCTGGCGCTCGGGCGCGCCCTGGCTGTGGTGACCGCCGTTCTGGCGGTGCTGCTCGGTGCCCGCCGCGCCGGGCGTCTCGCCGAACGCCTGGAAATGATGGAGAAGGCCCATGACGCCCAACGCCGGATGCTGGAGGCGGCGGCTCGCCGTCCCCGTGATCGCCACGATCTGGCTGAGCGCCTGCGCGACAGCCGGTTCTGACGCGGGCGAGCCGGCCGTGTGCCCGCCTGTGGTCGAGTACAGCCGCGACGTCCAGGCCCGCGCGGCCGAGGACCTGAACCTGCTGCCGGAGGGGTCGGCGCTGGTGGAGATGCTCAGCGACTACGCCGTCATGCGGGAGCAGGCAAGGGGGTGCTTGCATGGCTGGCGGTGATGTGGGCTCGGATTCAAATCCGTGGCGTGCGGCAAAGGATGACGGTACGCTCGCGGCATGAACCGGAACGATGAAGAGCGTATCGCCGCCAAGCTTGCCAAGGTCATGGCCATGACAAGCTTGCCAAGGTCATGGCCATGATGTGTGTGCGCAACACCAGGCTGGAGGACATCCACGCCAGCGTGGTCCCCGTCACCAAGACGGGGGACGATTCCGACGTGATGGTGGTGGATGCTGAGGGGCGGAAGATCCCTTGGCCAGAGGTCTCGCACATCGACGATGCCCGGATGCGGGAGTTGATGAAGGAGGTCGTTGATCGGCTCTACACGTTCCACATGCAGATCGAGGCTCCCGAGCTCCAGCCTCAGATTGACCGCTGGGCAGCCGTTTTTGAAAGGGGGGATGAGCCGGAACTCAAAGGGGCGCTCGATTTCGCCTAGCACCAGAAGGCCGCCGTCCAACGAGATTTCGCGACCCGCGAGGCCGCCAGACGCGACCTGTTCGCCTGTCCCGAAGGCGCCTATAATGACTGACCCCTGCACCCGGCGCCCGGCGATCGGAACCTGGAGCAGGCCGATCGCCGCGACGCATAACCCCGTGTCCACCGTTTCGGGGCAAGGTCATACGATGGGTGCTTTTCTCCGCCAGGGTCGGGCCGCATGCCCGGCATGATCGCAGCGCCGGGTCATCGCATCCAACTGCCCGGCCCACGGACGCGGCCCCCCAAAGGGGCGGCAAGGCCGACCCTGCAGACGGTCATGTTGCTCCTGGCGATGTTGCTGCTGGCGGGGCCGCTCCCGGCGTTTGCTTCCGAGCCCGTCGACTCCGATCCCATCGAATTCACCGCAGAAGAACGCGCGTTTCTTGACCGGCATCCCGAGGTTACGTTCGGCAGCGGTCTGTCGTTTGCTCCCTTCGTCCTTCGGGAGCCGTCCGGCGCAATCACCGGACACGACGCGGAAATCGCCGCCCTGATCGAGGCGCGCACCGGTCTGCGCATCCGCTTCGAACTGGGCGTCTGGGGCGAGATTCAACAACGGGCGCGGATGCGCGCGTTGGATGGGCTTGCGACCGCGGTGGTCCATAAGGATCGCGAGAAATTCTTCATCGCCACTACACCGTATGTCTCATTGACCGGTCTGGTGATCGTCCGCTCGGGCAACCCGGCGGATATCTACAGCGCGCAGGATCTGGTGGGCAAGCGTCTGATTTTGCAGCGCAATAATGTTAATTTTGAAAACATGGCGCGCCAGGTCGCATCAGAGTCGCATTGGACCTATGTTGACACAATTGATGAAACCATCACTGCACTCGTTTCGCGCGAGGCGGATTTCACCATCCTCGACGAAACGGCCTTTTTTGTGGCCCGGCAACTGGGCCTGGCCGGTCTGATCGAGGCCGCATTTGCCGTCGGCCAACCCTACGAACTGGTCTTTCAGGTGCGCCGCGATTGGCCGGAATTGGCTTCCATCCTTAACAAAGGGCTGGCAACCATCTCGATCCAGGAGCAGATGGACCTGCGCCAACGCTGGCTGGAGGGGAGCGATCAGCTTCCGGTGCCCACGTCCAGACGGATTCCATTGACCGAGGAAGAAGCGGACTATCTTCAGGCGCGCGGCCCGTTGCACCTCTGCACCGAGACCGATTGGATGCCCTTTGCGCGCATCGTCGGGGAGCGCATCGACGGCATGGCGGGCGATTTCGTCGATCTTCTCCAGGACTCCCTGGGGGTTGCGGTCGAACCCATGCCGCTGGCCACCCGGGCGCCCGGCGCAGCCAACGGGATCTGGCCCGACTGCGACATGCTGGCGCTGACCCATGCGAGCCCCGCGGCTCTACCGGGCTTTCGCCTGACCAAGCCGTTATTCCAGTTGCCCTACGTGCTGGTCACGCGCACCGAAGAGTTCTTCATCACCGACCTCAATACCGAACTGCACCGGCGGTTCAGCTTCGGCCCCGACCCGGACTTGGCGGCCGAGTTGCGCCGTCGCTATCCCACAATCCAGCTTGAGCCCGTGGACACCGTTCGGGACGGACTGGAGAAAGTGCGCACGCGCGAGGTCTTCGCGCACATCGGCACCACGGCGGATCTGGCCTACATCATGCGCGAAGCGGAACTGGTGGACCTCAAGGTCTCGGGGCGCCTGTCCTGGGACGCAGATTTTGCGATGGCCGTGCGCGCCGACGAGCCCATGTTGCATCGGATAATCCAGACCGTCCTGGACGGCACACAGAGCGCCGAGATCAACCGCATCCTGAATCGATGGTTGGCGATGGAAGTGCGGCAGGTGCCGGATTACGAACTTCTGGTCCGCACGGCAGTGATCGCCGCGTTACTGATCGGCCTGTTCGCGTGGTGGAATCTCCGCCTGCAGCAGGCCAATCGCAGGGCCGAGCAGGCGGCCAAGGCGCGCACGACCTTCATCGCCTCCGTCAATCACGAGCTGCGCACCCCGCTGAACGCCATCCTGGCCATGGCCGAGGCCCTGGCCGATGACCCGCTTCCCGCCCCCAGCCGACGGCGAATCGACCTGCTGCAGCGCGCCAGCACCCATCTGCGTGCGCTGATCGAAAACGTGCTGGACTTCGCACGCACCGACATCGGTGACGGTCCCGTTCAAGAACGCTGGTTCAGCCTTGATGCCCTGATCGAAAGAACCACCGAACTATTCGCCCGGGATCTCGCTGCCAAGGGCTTGAGTCTGCAAACGCGGATCGCACCGGCGCTGCCCGATTTCCACCTTGGCGATGATCGGCGCATCCACCAGAGTCTGGTGAACCTGATCGGCAACGCCGTGAAATTCACCCAGACCGGTCTCATCGAAGTCAGCGCCACGCCTCTTGCCGACGGCGTGCGGATCTGCGTCACGGACACCGGGCCGGGGATCGACGCAAAGCAGCTCGACCGCATTTTCGAGCCCTTTCACCAGATCAAACCTGAGGCCGCCGCCACCGGCCAGGGTCTCGGACTCGGTCTTACCATCACCGCCAGCCTGGTGCGACACATGGGCGGGCGCATTCAGGTCGACTCCACCCCAGGCCGCGGCAGCACCTTCTTGGTCGATCTGCCCCTGCCGGGCCGCGCCGATGCCCCGCCGTCCAGTCCGACGGCAGTGCGGGATGCGGACAGCGCGGCGCCGGCAATGGCCGACATCCGCCCCGTCAGCGCGGACCAGCCCGCGCGGGTTCTGGTCGTCGAGGATTCGGACCTGAACCAGGAGGTGATCCGCGACCACCTGGCGGGCCTTCCCCTCACCCTGGTCGCGTGTCGGAACGGACGCGAAGCGGTGGCTTTGGCGACTGGCGAGCCGGTAGATATCGTGCTCATGGACGTGCAAGTGCCGGAAATGGACGGGCTGGCCGCCCTCAAGGCGATCCGGGCGCTGGAAGCGCGGCGGGACACCCCAAGGGTGCCCCCAAAAGTGCCGATTGTCTTTCAATCCGCCGACACCCGGCCCGAGGTGCGCCAACAGGCCCTGGCCGCCGGGGCCGATGCCTTTCTGACCAAACCCTACACGCGACACCAGTTGCGCGCCACCGTGCTTGCCAGCCTTGGACAGTCACCACCGCCGGCCCGGGAGGCCCCGCCGGAGTCCCTGAAAAGCCTGTTCCCCCGGTTGAAAACGGAACTGCGCGATCAGTTGGCCGCCGCCGAAGATGCCCTGGCCCGTGCCGACCTAACGCAGGTGGCCGCGCATGCCCATGTGATGAAAGGCCATGCCGAGACCTTTGGACAGTCTCGGCTGGCCGACCAGGCGCGCGCCCTCGAACGCGCGGCTGTCAGGAGCGCCTGGAACGACGTATCCTCCTGCCTCACGCAACTTGGGCACGCGCTGCACGAGCTTGATGATGAAGAACAGCCCACCCATCACCCTCCTGCTGGTGGATGA